TGCGCACGGAGGTCAACCGCCAATTTTTGTGCTTCGTCGTGACCAGCCCGCTGCCCAGGTTCATTTGCTGCCCGGCACTGCCTTCGACGACCGGCACCGTCAGCTACGAGTTCACCAACGAGAGCGACGTGGCCGAGCTCTATGCTTACCTGCTCGACTCCCAAGGTCGCAACCTCGTGACCGCCGAGAACGAACGCCTCATGGTTCTAAAGAAACATTAAAAAAGATATAAGCGATGGATTATCAATTAACACAAACAGGCCCCGAGGTTCAGGGAATACTGAACCAAGCACCAAAGGTCGTTGCCGTTGGCGATTTGAACACCATCGATGCTGTCGGAAACTATTACGTTGCCGACGGCGACGGCAAGGCTCGCGGGTATCTCATCTGTTCGCAGTCAGGACCGGCAGGTTCTCCGTTCTACTTGCAGACATACCTACACGATGGTGCGGTCTACTCACGCAGCGGCAACGCGCTCCCTCTCACCGGGGAGTGGGTGAACCCAATGCAGGACGTTGCCAACATTAAAAAGGTCAGCACAGAAGAGCTGAACGGATTGATTAATAGTTCCGACAACGGGCTATACTATGCCACTCTCGGAGGAACTACGCCGGCTCTCGTACAAGTGTATAGGGACGGTGCGAAAGCGTATCAGTGGTTTATCGAGCCGCACACGGGAAAGATTTTTGTAAGAGAATACAACACACAAGCTACGATGCCAGCTTGGAGTGATCCGGTCGACGCTTATGCAGACAAACAGGACACCATTGGAACCGTGCGAATACTTGTCGAACCCAGCACGGGAGAGCCGGGTGGTAGTGCCGTCGTCTCCGGCAGAGTAATGTCGTTTACTTTTTGGGGGCTGAAGGGTGAGCAAGGCCCACAGGGCGAGCAGGGCGTTCCAGGCATAGGAACACCAGGTCCTGAAGGTCCGCAGGGTGAGACCGGCCCACAAGGTCCGAAGGGAGACACCGGAGAAACAGGTCCACAAGGTCCGAAGGGCGACACCGGAGACACTGGTGCCACCGGCCCGCAAGGTCCGAAGGGTGATAAAGGAGACACCGGCGCTACGGGTGCCACAGGCGCGACGGGCGCAACTGGCCCAGCAGGTCCACAAGGCGAAAAAGGCGACAAGGGTGATACGGGTGCGACTGGCGCACAAGGCCCCCAGGGTATTCAGGGCGTGCAAGGCCCGCAAGGTCCGAAGGGTGACACCGGCGTGAGTGGTGATGCCTCCAGCCTGGCGATCATCCACGGCATTGACAAGACAACCTCTTATGCCGCCACCGACGTGGCCGGAGCTGATGCCGTCCAGGCTCTTCTCAACGAGATTGAAGGCGGTTTTTATTATTAAGTGAATCTTTTAAATATAGAATTATGGTCGTACATATTAAACGAAATTTCATTCTCAACTCCGACAATGTATGCTATGCAAAGATAATTGCGGATGAGGAAAAGGGGCTTACTAACAAGATGCAGATTTCACTTGTTAGTGGCGAAAAGGTTTTAATTGACTTTACAAGTGTGGAAGTCTGTAAGAAATGCTTTGAGCATATAGCCTCTGCAATTCAAGGGAGCATTGTAGACCTTGACCTTGGCAAAGACGAGGAAGAAACAAGACTCTTTTACACGGGTGTTCACATGGTTAAGTAAGTATTATTAGTTTGTGGTCAACTATAAAAAATATATTAAGATATGGGACAAATAATCGGAAGCGCGGCAAAGCCGAAAAGATGTAACATAAATCAACTGAGCCAAGTGCCAACTCCTGCGGCTGGGGAGTATATCCTTGTCAGTTCGGACAATTCAATGAACGCAGCAGGGCAAGGGAATTTTGACTGCTATATTGAGGGTGATGGGCAGAAGGCTGCGACGGCTTTGGAGTTGAAAAGTTTGGCTGATAATGTGCCAACGCGCGGAAGCAAAAACTCAGTATCAAGTAATGGCGTATCGTATGAACTTGACAAAATAAACGGAATTGCCGAACACTCGGAACAACTTTCCGTAAATAGCAGTGTTACATGGGTGTATATCCCCGTAACCATTAAGGCAGGCGAAATAGTAACTATCAAATCGTCAAGTACCGCAGTTGTCGGAACTTTCCGCATTTATGGAAATGAGTACCAGCAGAATGCCGTAGGACTTAACACCATCAACGGGGAAAAAGTCTACACACCGCAAAACGACATCTACCGCCTTGTGGTGTATATTGTGAATTGCTCAACGGCAGGCGATTTAACAATTAGTGTCAATTACAATACTCTTTCGTTGAATAGTCTAAAAAACGGAGTTGAACTTGCTGAATATGGTGCAAGGTCTTACTATTTTAAAGGGGACGGTACTGAAAAACTCACGAAAAGGATAAAAGAACTATATATTGAAGGTCTTGATAAATCACAAGATTATTATATTAATTTTGCCCGATATAGTAGCGGAAAGATACAACTTTTCATATATAGGAAAGCGGATAATTTCGCGGTTGCAAGAATGTCGGAGTCATACAATCCTCCAGTGGTGACCATTGGGCAAATTAGTAATTCGGGTATAACTGGATATGCAGTTATTGATATAGCAACGGATGACACTGACTCCTTAAAGGCTGACATAAACAAAGAGGTGTGTATAAACGTAGAGAATAGCCCAAGAATAAAGAAGTATCTTAGTTCTCTAATAACCGAGGACGATTGTCAACAAGGGTGTATCAAGCCTAATGGAGATTTTGCCGTATTGGCAACTATTTTGACAACAAATTTCATCCGTATAAGGAATAGGAATTTTATTGTTTGCTACAACACACTTGCAGGCAATGGGTCGACTTATGTAGGATATGCTTTTTATGACAAAAACAAAGAGTTTATATCTGGGCATCAAGTTACCGCGAACTCAAACGGGTGCATTGTTTTTCAAATCGTTTCAAGGGCATCGTATGTTATCACGGACATACCAAGTAATGCCGAATACATCAGAACTGGTTATTCCGATTTAAGCAATGCTTACAAATATGCGCCAGCCATAATTCAAGATGCCGACAATGAGTATATCAACGAAATAGAAACGCTCGTCAGTCAAGCAAAGACAACGCAGGCGGAGTTATCCACACTGAAAACGAGTGGAACTCTCGGCAATAGCCAGTATTTACTCCTGCCATCATTCCACATAATGAAAAACTCGATTTTAACCGCAAAGATTACTGGGCAGGTTGAGGATGTGCAAATCGGTGTTGGATATATTGAGGCTACAAGTGGGCATCCAAACTATCGCGGCTATAATGCGGTATGGATAGAACTGACACCTACAAAGGCTCAGTTGTTTGTAAACTTTTCCACCCCATCAGCAGGACGTGAGTATGAGCATGGGTTGACACTCACAAACAACACGACTGTCGTGATTGTCAGCAGGTACGAAGGGAATACGCAAACAAAATACCTTCAAATCTACGACGAGTTGGGGAATATGTTTGAAACCGATTTGAGTTGGTGGGGTATGGGTCGTCCTTATGTTCAAAACCTTGGAACAAATGGAATTGACGTAGAACTTTCGTTTATGCCGCAAGACATTACGAAGAGTGTTTGGGTATTTGGCGATTCTTACATGACGCTAAATAGTGAGCAAGCATGGATTTACTACGCGATGGGTAAAGGTTTTGACAAATATCTTTTGAACCAAAGACCTGGAGAAAGCCCGCAGGAGGCTTGGGTCGACCTTTGTAACTTGATAGAACTCGGCATTAGACCAAAGATATTGTGTTGGGGACTTGGCATGAACGGCGATGGGTCTGAGAGCCAAGTTGATGGCGAATACGTTATCAATAGTTATCAAAAAACGTATGTTGACAACGTGGTTGCCTTGTGCGAGGAAAACAACATAACTCCCGTATTCTTCACAATACCTACCGTCCCAACTCTTCAGAAAACTGGTTACGATAAATACATCAGAAGCCTCGGATTCCAATATGTTGACGTTGCAGATGCTGTCGGTGCGCAAAGTGATGGAACGTGGTACGAAGGGCTTCAGCGCGATGGTGTGCATCCAACCGCAGCAGGTTCAAAGGTAATCGCGTCAAGGGTGCTACTTGATTTTGCCGCAATTACGATTAGGGAGTAATACTTTCAGAGTAACTAATAATACCGCATAACGACGAAAAAAGGGCATCCAGACGGGTGCCCTTTTTGTTTTTACCTACTTGATCATGTCGTAGCCACCTATGAGGTCGGCCTCTGTCATGTGCGTGTAGATTTCCGTGGTGTGGATGTTCGAGTGGCCGAGCATGCGCTGCACCACTTGTATGGGAATTCCACTTCCCAAACATACGGTGGTGGCGAAGGTGTGGCGGGCGCAGTGCGTGGTGAGCTTCTTTCCCAGGTCCATCTCTTTGCAGAGAATCGACAGCTGGCGGTTGTAGCCGACGTTGCTGCGATGCGGCAACTTGAAGTCGTACTTCTTCAGGATGTCGAGCACGATAGGCAGCAGCACGATGGTGTTGCGCTCATTAGTCTTCTGTCGGTGGTTGTAAACCAGCCAGTGCCCTTGCACCTGTTTACGCTTCGTAAAGTCGACGTTGAACAGATCGACGTAGGCCAGCCCGGTGTAACATGAAACGAGGAAACAATCTTTCACCTCGCGTCGCTCCTGGCTCTCCGGCTGATAGGCGATGAAGCGGTCGAGCTCTTCACGGGTGAGGAACACGCGCTCCTTGCAGCGACCTTTGACGATGTGCAGGCAGTCGTAGGGGTTCGATGCGATGATCTTCCGCACGATGGCCTCCCGGATGATGGTCTTGATTGTGTTGTGAATCTTTGCGATGGAGGTATCGGCCATCAGGTGTGAGCCGTGAGCCTTCCGACGGCGAAGGTACTCATCGAAGCGGCAGAGCTTCTCGGGTGTGAGGTCTTCAAAGTGCTCGAGGTAGGTGGCCTCGTTCTTGAGCAGGTTCAGAGTCGACACGAAGCGCAGGCGCGTGGTGTGCTTCATGATGCGATCATTCGTCCGGCTCTCGAAAAATTCAAAGAAGGACATCGACTTGTAGTCGACGTGGAGTTCCTGGGCATTCATCTGCCCCATCTTCACCTGACGCGAAATGCGGTCGAGGTCTTCAACAATCTGCTCCTGGGTGGAGTAGTACGTGGTCACGCCATTGGCAACCACCGAAAATCTTGGCTGTTCCATTTGTATTGCTTTTAAAATAACGTATTGCATTGAAATGAAGGAAGGGCGCAATACTTACCCTTGTCAGTCGGTAGCTACTCCGACCTATCCTTCGGGTGCAAAGGTAGCAACTTTTTCCAAAACTTGCAAGAATTTTCAAACATTTTTGAAAGTAAACCCACACCGATCATTTTCCCGAATTGCAGAAGGTAACAAAAGCAATATGAAGAAAATGATAACAAACGACAGCGTGGGTGCTGGGGGAGGTGACCGATGATCTGGACAACTCTCGCATACATCAAGCAGCATTCGCGCATCTGCTGTGACGGTGAAGATGGCACGCTGGAGCTCTACGGAGCCGCCGCCGAGAAGACCGTCATGAATTACCTCGAGCGCGACTACGATGACATCGTTGGAACCTTCGGCACGGATGAACAGCCAGTGCCGGAGCCGATACGCCAGGCAACACTCATGCTGGTGGATGTCAGCTACATGCAGCGCTCGCCGGTCACCGTGCAGAATCTCTACCTTGTGGGCTACGGCTTCGACGCTTTGCTGAAGCCCTACATGCGTCTCTCTGGAACTTACGCCAATGATCAGCGCAACGCCATTCTCTCTCAGCTGCTCACGAATCGTCAAGACCTCGAGTTCTACAAGCCTGATGGTGCCGACGAAATCACGGAGCGCATCAATAGCGTCTACACTCGCTTTGCAGGCATCACCAATCCTTCTGCTCGCATACTGAGAACCATGCGTGCAGAGGCCGATGAAATAGCAGCAGCCGTCGGCGCTTTGGTAAACCCAACGAACGAAAACACCGAAGGGTAATGGCATATTCGACAGGCATCATGAACAAGCGCGTGTTGATCCTGAACAAGGTCACACCAACGCAGGCTGACTTCGGCGAAACTACTCAGTACGAAGTGCAGTCGTGCGTCTGGGCGAATGTCACATGGAACCGTGGCGTGAAGGCGCTGCGTGAAGGCGCTCTCGACAGCTACGACACCGTGATGTTCCGCATGCGCTACAACTCAGTGGTGACGCGCGAGTCGCGCATCCTCTACGAGGGCGTGACCTATCAGATTCAGAGTCTCCATGCCGACCAACAGGAGAACATCGTGCAGATCACGGCCACTGAGG